GAAGTAATGAAGAACAAAAGAATTATATGATGAATGGGTGCGAGGAGGTAAAAAAGGTAAAATTGTTAGTAAACCAAAAGCTCCACTAGCAGGTATTGATGGCATGAGTGGTTCTGGTTCACCACATTCAAAGGGTACTGCAATAGATATTAATTCTAAAGGCCCAGAAGGTATTAATGTCTTGGCGGGCCCAGCAAATAAAAGCACAGGTTTTTTAGAAAAATTTGGATTAACTAGGCCAGTTTTTTCACCATACTTTAAAATAGGAGGAAAGCCTATTAGTCCCGACAAAGATGAGAACTGGCACATTGTTGCAGCGGGCACTCCAGTTGGAGGCCCTGATGGTGGAGTTGTTCCCTCTAAAGGTGGTGGAGAAATTGACCCCTCTACTGGAAAAAATGTCACATTGCCGCCGCCAATGAATGATACCGGAAAAAACATTAATGCAGAATCGACTAATATCGCTGCTGACCAAAGAGCACAACAGAAATCAAATACACCAGTTGTTATTGATGCATCAACCACTAATAATAGTCAAGTGACGAAAAATGAATCTGGTTCTAAGAAACAAGAAAATACGAACAAGAAATTACTTGAAAGAGTAGCATAAAAAACCCCGCACTAGGCGGGGTTCAAACAAAGTCTTATTTGTTTATTGTGCAAGTGATTTGAAGTAATCCAAATCTTCATCTTCTGTAACTGGTTTATCAATCACAGAAATATCATCATCATTAAACTTGCTTACTACGGCAGTATCTGCCTTAGATACAGGTGCAACACCTTCAAAGCCTAGAACCTTATCAAGACGAGTCTTCAATTGGTCATAAGGTTTGAATTGTTTTCTCTCTGTGAATTCTTTGAGAGAATATTCTTTCTTCCAAAGTGCTTCGAGTTTTTCATCATCACCGTCATGCAATGCAGACTTAGCAGAAAATTCTGATTTATCGTAGTTGCGATAGCCTTCAACATTACGAATCTTCAACTTGAAGTTAGCACCTTCCCATAAGTCAAATGGGTTAACAGGTGTCTCATCCGCAAACTCAGGATTCATTGCTTCAGTAATCTTATCAAAGATTTTCTTACCGAATTTGTACAAACGAATTTCGCCTTCGTTGGATGGATTTGTTGGGTCTGATACGACCAGAATGTTTGCAACATAACTCAACTTGCGTTTTTGTTTACGAGCAATTTCTTTGTTGGCTTCAATGCCTGAATTCCACAGTGTATTGTTGTGTTCACAAACTGGGCACTTCTCACTAAGAGTTGTGAGACAGTTATCAATGAACCAACCACCAGGTCCTTGAAAACCGTGACTGAATGTGCGAACCCATGGAAGAGCATCGTCACCATCAACCGCAGGAGCAGGGAGAAAACGAATAACGGCCATGCCATTACCTGCTTTGTCTACTTCTGGTTGCCAGAAACGTGTGTCATCTTTGGATCCTGCCTCAGCAGGTTGGGATGTTGCTTCAATCGCTTTGGTTAGTGTTTTGATATCACTACGATTGCGCTTAAGATTAGCAAATGAACTCATATGTATTTCCTTGTATAAATTGTATGTTTGTATAGTTTCTTATCCACATTATGCATTATATCAGATTATATATGTCTTCTGTAACCAGAGATTTTAGTTTCAACAAAGTGTTACCAACCTCTTTATGCAGAATACCTATACCACCTGCCGCATTGAATGATTGAATTACATCAGGTGTATCATCAATAAGGATTGTGTCTGACCTTGCATATTCGGCTTTTGTTTTCCGACCTGCAACGACATTCGCCTTAAAAAAGATTCCTTTAGAATCCAACCATACTTGCTTCTGCCTTGCTACTGCTGCATGGTGTTTTTGACCACCAGAAGAAGTTAGCATTTCGACCTCAATCTCATGTTCACTATGTAGGAAGTAAACATAAGTTAGCAGTTCTTGACCACCAGGCCACCAGTCTAAAGTTTCAAACTGGTTTGTTTCAATGAAGTCATCCCAATGTACATTAAAGTCCTTGCGGTCACGCATTGAACCGGGTAACTCATTGTACCTCTCAAAATAACGGCGTTCAAAGTTACAGAGAACACCATCCATATCCAAATAAATCTTAGAGATTTTCATTTAACACCTTTTTCAAAATCAACTTGTATTTTACACTATCTTGTGGTAGAAATGCGGCATACTTAACACACTTCTGCCTATATGCAGGCCATCGGATAGTGTCATTGATTTTATCTGCCCACATTGGAAAGAATCCAAGAATCTGATTTAGTATGCACAAGGTTTCAACTTGAACATCTTTTTGTAGAGTCTTGGTGAGTAACAAAGGATAATCACCATCAGTCATTAATACTTCATTGGGATTAAGTATACAATCTTCAAAAATAAGTTTACAATCATTTTCAAAAGTGTATGATAGTGACTGAATCACCTTTTGTCGTTTACGGAAATTCATATCGGCCTCTTCTTGCAACAGAGCACCGACCCATGACTTTTCATCTTCTATTAAATTTGCAACAATGAAATTAATTAAATCTTCTTTGTTGGTGTACTTACGGGACAATTTGTAGAAGTGATATTTGTCTTTACGATTTTCAAATGCGGTGACAGTAACATTAGTCTTGCCATTATATTTGAAGTAATCGTATGAGTCGGTTGTGAAGTGAAGTTTTAGAGACTGATAGAGTCCAAAAGCTTCATAACCAGATATCATATCGGTAACCTAGCACCCTTTTCTTTTAACATGTTATTGTCCAATGCCACATTTTCAATCTTTGATTTTAGGTTAGAATTGATTAATGTAGCCGCCACTTCAATTTCAAGCCCAGTTGTTTTGCAATACTCTACAACTGCATCAATGTAATTGTAGTTTGTATTTGCAACATATTCTTCTATGGACTTGGCAAATTTTGCCATTTCGTCTTTAGTTGGCATCTTTTCCTTTTGGACAATTACTGTCCCAGCATTCATAGTTCAACATTGTTTGAGTGTCTATCGTACAAACAGGACAAACATCTTTCATTTTTGGTGAACGAATTAGTTGTGCCGCAGTCCAATCCATCACAGCAGACCCTGTAGTATCCGAATTCAAATCACCCGGTCTTTGTTTTGGAAAAGGCCACTCAGAATCATCCCTCAATGTTTGAGTCCATTCATGTGTTTCTTCATTTTCATCTTCATAATTTTCTTCAGCACATTCAAATTTTGGTGTGGTGTATGGGTCTTCATAATCCACAAATTCTAATGTGCCTGTTGGATGAAAACCTGAACCACGAATAAACATTTCAAAATGTTCTAAGATAGTTGGAAGATAATCTGCACTAAATTCAATTGTAGTCTCTGCATTATGTCCAGAGATATTATCTACTTGTTTAAAAATATATTTCATTTCACAATCGTTTCATAAAGAGTTTCAAATTGGTCTTGCACAGCAACTTCTTCATCATAGTTTTGTTTGAAGTAGACTTTCGCCATCTTCGCAACTATCTTCTTAGGTAACTGTAACTGCTTACTGATATCTGCAATTGCTTCACGGATATATTCTTTCTCACCCTGAGCCCGTGCCATTGAATCTGACACCTCACGGATTACTTTCAACAACTTTTCACGGTCTGCTGGGTTTGAAATTTGATTAACACTCACTTGCTGTATTGCCATAATATACTCCTAAAAATTATTTCTTAACTGTTGCGGCATATGTTATACAAATCGGATTAGAATTTGTTTCATATGCACACTTCACGGATAGTGGGTCAACACCTCGGCTGATTGCAGCGTCAATGTTCTTCGCCATGTTGTTTCTATCATTAATATTATACACGATTCCGCCAATTATTGCGGTACATAATATGATTATTACCGATACGCATATAGTGATTAAGTCTTTATTCATATGAAATGATTCCTTTTGTTCGGTCGATTGTGTCAATTTTGCTTTTGTAGAAAATATGTCTCCCAATTTGTGTCTCCTTTTGTAGTCTTGTCCAGTTAGGTTTTACATAATCAGCATGATAATAGGTTGCACCATTGGTCACATCAGTCATTCGTTCAAAATTTAAAAATACATTCGTAGATAATTGTAATATCTCATTATACAATGGAGTCTGCTTCATTGTCAAGCTTCTGGAGGTAAATGTGCTATCACAATACCATGAAAATTGACATGTTTTGCCTGTCTTTTGTTTTACTACATCGCATATGTTATCGGCATATCCGGATTGCACCCGATTCAAAGTGACAAATGCAACT